CTGAAATTCGAATGTTGTAATACGTCGTCGAAGCGGCCACCCCCTCAGGGCACGGCGCCAGAGAGATAGTATTGGCCCCGACGGACAGCGAGCCACCGGGCTCCTGCGACCAGTCGTAGTCAGTGGCAAGGATGGCGCTGCCGCCGCCACAGGCAACCCAGGAGAGCACACCAGAGCCGTCGGTAGTCAGGCATTGGCCGCTCGTGCCGTCGGCGGTGGGGAGAGTGAAGGTTACATCGGCGGCGAGCGTACCCGCGGCCAACTTGAGCCAGTTCTGTCCGCCTGAACGTGGTTCCTGTAGCCAGAGCTGGCCCGCCATGCTCCCGGAGGACTGGGAGACTTTGTACGGCGTGGTGGCCTGCCCAAAGGCGGCGAGCGTGGCGATAATGAGGAGGAGTTGTCGCATTAGGCTTGGTTGTTTGTAGAAGGTCCGCTGAACCACCACAGGCCGTCACTGCGGCCGACAAACGGAAAGCAGAACGTGATGCCGGCGACGGCCGGTATGAACGAGTTTGGGACGGTGGCGAACCAGTCAGCGTGAAATGCAATCGTGTATGGCGATGCGCCGGTAGTCCCGAAAACGTACAGCGTCGCCCCGGTCGTAGCTGCGACGGTTGGCGTTATCGTTGTGTTAGCGGTCAGCGTGCCGATTTCATGCAGGTACACCCCGGCGCCGCTCGATGCGGTCACAGCCGCCCCACTGCCGCCCACGGAGCCGCCGCCACTGGTGCCCTTAATGATGTCGGTGTAAGTGCGGAGGAGCGGCCCCTTGACGGCTTCAATGCGCCCGCGCCACTGGTAAGTAGCGGTATCCGGAACGCCCTCCATGTGGGTGAGGTTGACCGAGCGCACGAGGAAATTGCCCGTCGTGCCGTAGCCCGCGCGGGTCATGGAAATCACGTCGCCAGGGCGGATCGTGAGGAGGTCGGGCTCTTTGAAATCGTTGGTTTCGGCGATGAGAACGTAGGTCAGTTCGTTGTGCGCGTCCAGGTACGCCTGGGTGGCTGTTGTGGCATCAGAGCGTGTTAATTGCCCTTCTAACTCGATCAGCTTGTGGTAGATGCCGCTGTTGCCTTCGGCGGTCGAGCGGGCGGTGATTTCGGCGGTATCGGACACGCCGACATAGATCAGGTCCAGCCCGACGTAGGTTACGTCTAGGACTACGCCCCCGGCCAACGCGGCGTCCGCGTCTTCCTGCCGGATCTCGGCCGATCCTGCCTGCCAATACCAATCCTTGCCGGTATCGACGCCAAGGATGCCCACAAGCGCATCAACGCCCGCGACGCGCACGGTAGGTGCTTGGGCGACGGGATAGGTCAGCGTGAAGGATTTCGTGGTGCCGTCGCCCGTGAACGATTGCGTTTCAGGGTCACGTAGCGATTGCCCAACGCGGGCGGTGACCGTGTTGCAGTAGTCCTCGCGCGTGGCGCGCACGCTCAGGCTGGTTACATTCGTTCCGTCCGTGATGGCGAAAGGCGCGTCGGGCGATGCCGATGGTGTAAAGAACTTGAGGCGGTTGAGTTCGTCCACATGCCAGCGCATACCGGCCATTTCGGCCAGCGCGTCGAAGGCTTCTTTGACGGTCGAGTAATCCACCGCAAAGCGGTCAATCGTCGGCCCGGTTTCCACCAGCGAAACGTCTGTCAAATCGCCGGTGAGTGAGTTCGAGACGATATCGGAGACGATGTAAAGCACCGTCTTGCCGGTCCACTCGTACAGCCCGGCCAGGCGCCGCGTGGTGGCGTGATTGAGGTCGGTGGCGGTGATGCGGCATTCATTCGCCGTCGTGTGGTCCCGGCGCGTAGTGGTGACTTCCTGCGCTGTCCCGAAGAACTGGACCACAGACGACTGGTCCTGCATTTCGACGATGTTGCCGACGGCCGGGATAATGGCCCCGGCCGCGTCGGTCGTGACCACCTCGCACGTCGCCGGCTCCCCAAGGGTGCGCGTGATCGAAATGGAAGCCGGTGCAACCACGCTATTGCGGAGCGTGGCGGCGATGAGAGCGGAGATGCCCACTTAGGAGACGCCCCGCGCCTTTAGGAACCGCGCCAGGCGGTCCGCGAAATCACCCATCTGGGAATCGCTCATCAGGTAGGCCCCAGCCATGGAGACATTGACCGTTCCGCCACCGCCACCGAATCCGCCAGCGGTTTCCATGCGAATCAGGGACTCCCAAACGGACTTCATATAGGGCCAAAACTCGTTCGCTTTGTTCAGCGTGTTAAGGAGGTGGATTTGGCTGTAGCGGACCTCGTGCTCAATGAGGTCAAGCGTTTTGTTCATCCCGGCCATTTGGAAATTGCCGATCACGCCGGAAATAGCAGACACCACTGATCCTGCCGCGCCGATGATGCCAGCGAGGCCAGAAGACGCCGCCGTAGCAGCGCCGCCAATGCCACCCGTAGCAGCCCCGCCTAGGTCGCCCATGCCACCAGATACGGATTTAACTACGCCTGTGCCGCCGCCGAAAACCTTGCCAAAGATGCCGCCAACGTCCAGGAGTTTTGCCGATAGCTTTGACAGTGCGCCTTCGATGAGCTCGCGCGTGATGGCCTGCCCGGCTTGCTTGGCAACCTTCTGTAGCATGTCGCCGAACTTGCCGCCTTCGAAGATGATCCCGGCGATGCCGCGCGATAGGTCGGTTACGACAGTGGAGACTTGCTGGAGGGCTTTGGTTTGGGCCTTGCCGCTGATAGTAGCCGCGCGCCCTGTGCCTTCGATGGCGGCCTTTAGTTTTTCCTCTGCTTCGATAACCATGTTGCCAGAGACATTCGGATCACCGCGCCGGTTCAATTCGCGCAAAGTATCGGCGTGCCTTTGCAGGTCGGCAATGCGTTTCGCGCGCTGTGATTCTGTTTCAATGCCTAGCGCGCTGGCTGATTCGCGCGCAAGTTCGCTGCCGTTCCCGAATGGTCGCGTGGGAAGTTCAGGGAATCCTATAGGGGTCGGCGTTTGGGCGAAAATCAGCGCCTTCATGGCTTCTCCGGCCGCGCGAAGGGATGCCGCGTATTGGTCCGATGCTTCGGCTAGCCAGCCCAACTCGCTACGCATGACCGGCATTTTCTTGCCGCCAAGGTCATGCATCGTGTTGTATTCCAGCCACGCCGATGCGGCCGCCTTGAGTGCGCTGCCAATTTTGGCGGTGCTTTCGGCTTCCGCCAACCCAGCAAAAGAGTTCTTATATGCTTCCGCTGCGGCCTTGCGCGCCTCTTCGGCGGCTTTTTTTTGCTCCTCGGTTAACTCTTTGAGCTTGGGCGCCTTGTCATCTAACGCCTTTCCGAACTGAATAATACCCTCGGATGCTAGCCCAAACGGAAGCTGTAATTCCTTGGCGGATTGCGCGCCGGTACCCATGCGCTCGTTAATCCGGCGCATCCCCTCCGCCGCTTCATCCGCAGCCTTTTTTTGCTGCTCCAGCGCCGTCGGCGTCTGTTTCAGCCAATACAGGAACCCGCCCACGGCAACACCAGCCGCGACGGCAGCGGTGCCAATAAGCGTAATTCCAGCGGCGACCGGCTGGAGAAGTGTAGCCGCGCCAATGGCGAAGGTCTTGATGGCCGTGAAAGCACCGACTAGCTTGCCGACAACCAGCGCGACGGGCCCGGCCGCGATAGCAAGTCCAGTGATCGCCAGCGCTGTGTTTTTGATCGGGTCCGGCAGATCCTTAAACGCCTGGATTGCGTCCTTGGTTTTGCCTGCCATTTCCTCAATTTTCGGAATTGCGGCGATGATGTATGGCGTCAACTCGTCGCCAATCGTGCCCGCCGCAATCTTGATGGCTTGCCCCAAGTTTTCCATGGACGTGGTGAACCCGACCGACACGCGCGGTACGGCGTCCATCCGGTCAATCAACGTCTCTATAACCTGCTGCGAAGTCAACCCCAGCTTTTCAAACGCCTTGGCCGGGTCAGCAAGGGCCTCGCTGCCCCATTCCTTGCGGATGATTGCCGCCGCCTGAGGGACGCGCTCCAGGATAATCCGGAGGTTGTCCATCGTGACTTTACCACGGCCGTACATTTGGCCGAGCTGGCGCAATGCTTCCGAGGTGTCATCGGCGGAGCCGCCGCCGGCCGCCACGGCGTTGGAAAAGTTGCGTAACGCCTTTTCCGATAAGGACGCGCTCAGGCCGTAATTTTGCAGACGGATGGAGCCGCGCACGGCCTCTTCTAACCCGATGCCTGGCAGCTTGGCGATATCTTGCAATCGCTCGAATTGCTTCGACGCTTCGTCAGCGCTTACGGTGGTGGCAAGTAGCGCGCGCTTCAGCACGTCGATATCACCGGACGCCTTTGCCGCGCCAATGCCGAGCGCCACAAGCGGGGCGGTGGTGCCCAGCGTCATCGTCGTTCCGGCGCTGGTGAGTGTAGCGCCTAAAGCTGTAAATCCAGACGTGGTTTTCCGGGCTTGCTTGTCGATTTTGTCAAGCGTGCCATTGACCTTACCCATCGACTGCTGGAAGGCAGTCGTATCGGTCGAGATGCGGAAAAGGATGTCTGAAATAGCCATTAGTTTGTGTTCTTGTTCAGCACTTGCACCGCGCGTTTGTAGGCGTTGCCGACGCCCGCAATAATGCGGCTGCTGGCCGCCGCTACGCCAAAGCGGAAAAAGTTTTTTGGCTTGATACGCCGGTTTTGCGTGCCTCGCTCGAACAGCGAGCCAAACGATATCGACAATCCGCCTGAGCCAATCTTCGATCCGTCGCTCTTACGGTTACCGCTACCCTTCGACCAATTGACGTACAGACTCTTATCGGGTGCCTTGCTCGCTAAACCAGTACGCACGCCAACCAATACAGAGCGCTTCCGCTTGCTATCCGTCGACGCGTTGAAATCGGCAAACGAAAAAATAGCCGGCTTTGAGCCGGAGTAGAGGCGGCGTGGAGCGTGCGTTGCTGCTGCCATTGAGCGGACGGCATCGCGCGCAAACAGCCCGCCCTTGTACAGCGCGTCTTGGATTTCTTTCTGGGCTACCCGATACAGCGCATAAACCTGCGATGACGACGTAGCTGGGTCCATGGCCTTGACGAGCGACTGGAAGTCGCGTTTCGCATCACGGAATGAGCGCACCTCTAACGCGACCTTGTTTTGCGCCACTCGCTTCGCCTCCGTTCGCTTTCATCCATTCCGTGAACAGGTCCGCTAGCTGGCCGGGGGTCAGCGACCAGAACTCTTCCGACGAGATCCCGAGGTGGATACGAGCGCTGGCCCAGAGTCGGCGCCAGAACTCGACTCGGCCAAAGGGGGCTTTTCGGCCTCCGATGGTCCGCCCAGCAAACGCGTGATTGCGGGCGTCAGATGCTCGTAAGCGTCGTTGATCGCCTTCAGGTAGAAGTCGGCCTTCGGCCCAGTCACTTCCTCTAGACAGGCGTCAATCGTGACAGAGGGCACGAACGGGCGAAGTAGTGCGAATAGCAGCACGCCGCGCTTGAAAAACTCCGGCTTTGCGAAGACGTTTCCGGGAATCGGCTCCAGGATAGGCACGTCTAGCGCACCAGAAGCCGCCGCCAGCGCGCCGAGCGTCGCTTGGCATGTGTAACTCTTCCCCCGCCACGGCACAAGCGTAGCGGGGGTTACAGGGTCAATCATGAACGCCTCCTTAGGCGGTGAAGGTGATTGCGGTCGTGAGTTTGATGACGACGTTGTACATATGGGCGCCGTCGCGATCATAGGCGGGCGTCATGGACTTGACGTAGCCGCTGAACGCCTGCGTAGCCGCGCCCGCGTCGGCTTCCGTGATGGTCATAGCGACCGGGGTACTAGCGCTGGCGTTGTAGGCGGTCAACATCGCCACCTGCCCGGCGTCGGTCGGGTCCCAGTACATGCCGAAGCTCAGCTCTTGAGCCGAGCGGCGACCGCCAATAAATACCTGGTCTTCGTCGCTGATAGCGGTGACTTCAATGTCGTTCTTTTCTCCACCGCTAAGCGAAATCGATTGGACGCCGGGAATGGTCGTCAGCGTGGAGCTAACGGTGTACTTAAAAAGCGTTCCGGCAACTGCCGTAAATGTAGCCATGTGGGCTCCTTTCGCCTCACGGCGATAGCTGGATTGTGGTTGGGGGCCTTATATCCCCCTCGCCGGGTGTCTCACGACATGCCGGAAAACTAAGTGATGATACTCAACGTCTGCGCCACAGCAAACAGCCCGCGCGCCGCGGCCTCTTCGCTTACGAGGTCGCTTTCGTCCGTGACCGTGCAGCGCTTGAACGCCACGGTGCTAAATGTGCCTGTCACGTTGTCTAGGTCGGATTTCGTGGCCTCTGCACCCGCCCATGCGGCTGATTGGGATGCGGCGTAGTGTATGATTTCCACGCCATATTCGCGTGGTGCTCCAGCGCCGTTGATGTGCTGCGCAATGCGACGGCAGGAGGTTTGGCGGAATGCCAGAAACGGCGCGGTGACGTTCTGCGTTTCGTAGCACCAGAACACCTTGGACGCGCCATAGTGGGCGATGGTGGCTGTGGCGTCGGTGCGGAGGTGGGTGCCTAGAGCTTCGGGTAACGTCATGATCCGTAACTCACCGCGTCACGTGCGTAAATATGCAACGCTTCGTGACGCTCGCCTGGGTCACTGAGGCCCGTGATGTCGTAGTACCGGCCCGCGTATTTCAGCCGGTGGCGCGTGGTTAGTGTGTCCATGTACAGCGCCTCAAAAACTACGGCGTCTTCCTGTTGAAGCGCGCCCGCTACAACCACTTCGCGCTGCGTCAGATTGCGTTTATGCGCCCAAAATTCGAGCGCCGGGGTGTCACTCCAGGACGGCTGCGGGTCGCCCGCGTCGCCCGTGGTTTCGGTGGACGCGAAGGCTTGCACCCATGCGTTACGCTGCCCGGTGCGGGTCATCGGATGATCCAATTCGCCAGCAACGCCATAGCGCCAAGCTCGACTTGCTTCGAGGTGACCACCGCGGAATCACCAACGCCAACGGCGCTGCGGTTTTCGTAGAAATGGGTAGCCACTAGCAAAATCGCCGCCTGAATCTCGTATGGCACATCCGCTGCCGTGGTCCACCCGCAAACGAATTGAATCTCTATCGGGTCGAGGACGCGCAGGGTTGTAGATGGCCAGGATTGGTTGTAGGACAGCGCCAGGACACCGGGATCGCGGGCGGTGGATGCTTCCCAGTAGTCCGCGGAAAACGTCGTCTGTGTGCCCGCTGTATCGGTGTATTTGACGTGAGTTACTGACTGGAGTTGGCCGAACGGCAGGGTAAGCCGGTCGCCGCATGGAAAGGCGTCGAGGAACCACTTCCAGGTCTGCGTCACGAGCTTGCGCCCGGTGATCGTTTCCACGTACGCCTGCGCCGCCCGCACGTAGGGTTGATACTGCTCGGCTGGTTGCCCGGCCGCGCGCGCGTGCGCCTCCATCTGCGCATCGGTGATGGCAAATTCAGTGGGCGCGGTGACGAGTTGGTAGGCGTGGGAGGTCATGGGTAAAAAAACGGGGCGGAGGAGCCGCCCCGGTCAGGAGAGAGAGGGGTTAGACGCCGTTCGGACGAAGCGAAGCGTTGCCCAGGATGGCGACGGCCGCAATCAGAGCGGCGGAGGCGTTGGCCACCGGCGTAATCGTCAAGCGCACGTAGCGCTTGTTGCCGATGTAGCCGATCTTCCGCGTCTCGTTGTCGTCGTCGAACTGGAACGCCGCCAAGGCTTCCGTGCCGTTCAGTTCCGCGTCCGCGACGGCCGCGTTATCGGAAAGGTTGGATGCGTCGCCGTCTTCGACCAGAACGGTAAAGGTGGCGTCGGCGTCGGCGATTGAACCGGTGGCGATGGCGAACACGAGGGAGTCGAAACCCTGGCGGTCGATGATTTGGGAAACTTGCGCCGTGGTGTCGGCCACGGAAACCGGCGAGATTGCCCGCCGAATGGTGAGATTGGAATACAGGTCACGCATGGTATTGGCTCCTTGGTTGCAGGAGAGGGCGGTTGCCCGCCCTCCGGGAGAAGTGGTTAGCTATTGAACTTCATGAACTTGATGGCTTCGAAGTTCGTCACCCCGCCACCAACGCGCTTGGTCGTATAAAACTTGACGTAGCCCTTCGTGGTCACCGCGTCGCGGATGGTCGAAAGGCCCTTGCGGTCAAAGATCTGGTAACCGACCTTGAAGTTGCCAAACGCCATGGAGAGCGAATCGGCGGCCAAGGCGGGCATGTCCTCGGCTTCGGTCACCGGAAAGCCACAAATCAACGCCGGCTGTCCAGCCTGGAGGCCCGGCTGCCAGATGTAGGCGTTGGTCGTGGCTTCCTTGAACTTGCGGACCTTTAGTAAGACAGCCCGGTTGGTCAGCCAGCGGGCGCCGTTGCGGTACTCGGCCTTGAGCGCCATCATGAGCTCAATCAGCTTATCGCCCGGCGTAGTGCTGGTGAAGTCGCCGGAGGCACCGGCCAAAACGTGCTCCATGACGCCCCAGGAGCGCGAGGAATCCGCAGTGGCGGCGGTCGTGTAGGACGTGATGCCGCGCGGCTTGCCGATGCCGTTGCCGATGACGAAGCCGCTGTTTTCGGTGCGGGCGAACTTGTCGGCCAGCTTGCGCTCCAGCCAGGCGCCAACGTCCAGATCGGCGTCATCCAAGAGCTTCTGCGTGATGCGCGGTTCAGCGTACTGCTCATGGATTTCGATGCGCCATTTGCCGATTTCCGGCGTGTCGGTTTCCGAACGCGTGCCGGTTTCCGAGGTCCAGCCGGTGGAAACTTCGTCGTTGTCGTTCAGGCCCTCGACGGCATCAGAGGTGGTCGTGTCCACCTGCGCGATTGCGCGGATGTTCGAAGTCTCGTAGACCTTCATCGCCACGCGGCCGGAAGCGTCAACGGGGACGAGATACCCGCCGTTGTCGTTACTGCCGACGCTCATCGCCTTGACTTCATCCGCGCTCATGCGGGATTCGCCCTTGCGCATCCAGTTCAGGAACGCTTTCGAGGCTTCGCCGTTGCGGGCGGTGTCGCCGTTTTCGCTCGGGCGCGCGGCCTTCGCGGCGAGGGCGTCGAGCGAGGCCTGCAGTTCGCTGATACGCTCGTTCAGCTTGACGGCCTTCTCTTCAAAGATGCTGGCGGAAACGCCACGCGCGGTGGCCTTCGTCTGGTCTTCGTTGTTCGCTTTGAACTGCTCCCAGGCGCGGCCCAGGTCTTCGACGGTCTTCTGAATTTCAGCAGACATAGATACTCCTTCCGCTTTGCGGCGGTGGTTCGTGGTTTCGGTGTCTCGCGCTTGCTACGCGCGAAGAATGGCGGTGAGCCCGCGGGCGAGTGCGATTGCGGCTGCGTCCGTGGTGGCGGTTTTATCGCCGTCGGCGGCTTCGTCCAAGGCGTCGGCCTCAGCTAGAAGTGCCTGAATGTCGAGAATGGCTGACTCCAGCCGCTTGCGAGTTGCCGCGCTTAGAGTGCGGCCGGACTTGATGTCTTCGCCGGCACGCGCGATAAATTCAGCGTCGGCCTTTACGGATTCAATGAGGGTCAGCGGGTTGGCTGGGATGGTGACCATGGATGCCTCAAACAGCTTCACCTCGTGCAGCCGGTACGCCTTGGCCGCGTCATCCCACATTTCCTTTACGGTGCGGTAGCCGATGGAAAGGCCACGCAGCATCTTTTTCAACGCTTGCGCGTGAGCCAGCTTGCCGTCCGGGAGATCGGTTTCAATGGTGCCGTTCAGCCGTAAGCCCTTCGGCTCGTCGGTCAGCCGCGCCATGCCAATCGGCCGCGTCCGGTCGTGGTGAAGCAGGAGAACGACTTCGCCGCCGGTTTCCTGAAGAGTCTTTGTGAACGCGCCGGGCTCCACAATGTCGCCGCTCAGATCCTTGTTCCCGTAGATGGAAACAAACCCTTCAATCTCGCCCGTCTCGGAGACGCCCTTGATTTTGAAACTAAGCTGTCGGTCCATTGTCTGGCCCTCCGGGGGTGTTTTCGAGTGCCGCTTGGATCGGCAGGTCTTGCATCTGCGCCATGTATTCGTCGCCGCCTTCGTAGGGGTTCAAGTCCAGGAAGCCGCGGGCGGTGTTTGGGTTGTAGACGCGCGATTTGATGGCGATTTGAAACGCCTGCATGGTCTTCAGGAGGTCCATGCGCATGAACGCGGCGGTGTTGTGCTTGATCGAAAGTTCGCGCTCCGACTGCTTCAGCAGTGACCGCTCGTATGCCTGCTCATGGTTCTTCAGCCCCGGCGCCAGTGTGAAGTCCAGGAAGCCTTGCTTTAGCATTTCGATACCGGACCCCCAGGAGGTGGTCTTCGTGGTGATGCCGAGCATGGACGGAGGAACGCCAAACATCATCGCCATTTTTTCGTCACTGGCGGCCATCTGCGCGAGTAGTTCAATGTCGCCAGTTGGCACCGATAGCGGCGTCAACTTCGTGCCGGCTTCCGCTATGGCGATGCCGCCCGCGTTTTCCGTGCCGCCGTTTGTTTCCGACCACGCCTTGCGAATGTCGGTGCGCTGTTGCGGCGAGAGCGCCAGTGGAATTTCCATAACCACCGTCGGGCGGGTGCCCTTCCGCATAGTGACGGCCGCGGTCTTCTCCGCCGCCTGGTTCAGCCCAATGGCCTGCGCGGCCTGCTGAATTACTGACAGCCCGTTGATGCCGTCGAGGGTAAAGTTGCGGACGTGTAGGATTTCATCAGCGAAATACACCTTACGCTCTTTGCCGCCCGTGTAGATGTACAGTAGCGCGCCTGTGTCGTCGTCGCGCTTGATTTCAACGTGGGCTGGATGTAGCGGCCACAGCGCAGCCAGGCGTGGCCCGGTCATGACCTTTAGGCAGTAGGAGTTGCCCCATAGGAGATAATGCGCCCACGCTGCAAAGCGGAGGTCGTAGGCGGTCATCTCTGGATTCGGCTCCCAGTCCAGGCGCCGCTCTACAATGTGGTTTTGCTGCTTCTCGCGCCGGTCGCCGACGCGCTTGATAACGTCGATCGGGAATGCCGCAGCTACCCCGGCGATCAGCGACACGCACCGCATAACCGGGACGGAACGCAAGGCGCTCTCCTCAGTGACGGCCACGCCGCTATCGTTCACCACGCCACCCCAGGCGCGCTCGAATGCGCCATTACGGAACGTGTAGCCGGCAGGCATGAGGTAGCCAGCGGCCTTCGCCCGTAGGTTGTTGAAGGTGGATAGGATCATGAAAAAGAGAAAAATGTTGTTGGCGCGGGCGGAGTCAGAATCGCAATCCCAGTCGCCATCGCAATCGCAATAACCGGGTCGATTCGCTTCGAGTTCTTCATGCGCTCGGGCTTCACCGGCTTGATGAGGTCGCCCGGCGCCTGTGTGATCTGCGTACAGTCAACGGACCAGCGGACCAGCGGCGATCCTTCATGGACGGCGGCCCGGTCGTAAACCAGCTTTTCAAACCGCCGGCACGCTGGACTCATTGACTGGTAGCCCTGCCCGAAGTCGATCACGTCTAGGCCAGCGTCTTGTAATTCGCGGGCGGTGTCGCGCGCCCCGTAGCGGTCAAACGCTATGGCCTTGATGTCGTACTCGTCGGCCAGTTCTTTGATGTGGGCGGCGACATAGCGCCAGTCAGTTGTAGTTCCCGGCGTAAGCCGAATATGGCCGTCAGCCGCCCACTGTGCGTAGGGCACGCCGTCGCGTTTGCTCCGGTCCTCGATACGCTCACCTGGCAGGTATGCCCAGACTTTGTAGTAAACTTTTTCGCCCACCGGCCAGCACAGCGCGAAGGCCGTGAGATCGTGGACCGCGGCGAGATCGAGCCCGCCGTAGCAGGGATACCGTCGAAGTTCCACCCAGTCAATCGGCGTTTGTGATGCGCAGGCGTCCCATTCGTGGATAGGAATCCATTGGGTTTCTGCGGAGGTCCACTGATTCAGGTACAGACGCCGGAACTGGTTTTGCAGATCCGGGCGGGCCATGGCCTCGTCAAACTTCCGTTCGTACTCTTCGATCTTTTGGTGACCGGTTTCGAGGAGCGGTAGCGCCAGCGGCCATAGCTTTTTATCGGTCCAATCGGCGTCCTTTGGGACTTCGTAGATCAGCGGCAGGTAGGATGGGTCCGTGACCTCGCCAGATAGCACCCGGCGCGCGTATTCGTATTCGCGGTAGCAGATTGTCTCTTGGCTACTTCCGGCCGTCGTGATGATGATTTCCAGCGGCTCCCGGCGCGACATACTGCCGGTGGTGAGCGCGGCCAGTAGTTCCTGCTCGGCTGGTCCCCAGGCGTGCAGTTCGTCAAAAACTACGAGCGAAGGGTTATAGCCGTGCTTCCCCTTGCCGTCTGCTGAGAGGGCGCGGATAATCGAGCCGGTTTCTCGGTGGACGATCTTTTTCTGCGAGAGTGTCGGTTCGACCAATTCCAGCAGCGCTGGGTTCGTGCGAATCATCGACCAGATGGCCTCGAAGCAGATCGACGCTTGCGGCGCGTCTGTCGCGGCCATATACAACTCCTGCTCGGGCTCCGGGTCCAGGAAGAACACAATCAGGGCGATAATCGCGGCGGTCTGCGTCTTTGCCTGCTTGCGGCCGAATGAGGCGAAGACCTTGCGAATAAGCCGCGATGCGTCGGCCCGTTTCCAGCCGAAGATGTTGGCTACCAGCTTTTTGCTGTGCGGAAGGAGTACCAGCGGCTCCGGGCGCCGGCTCTTTGTGGACTTCGTGAGCGTGAGCGTTTCGGCGAAGGCGCATGAAGCGTCAACCGCTTCGGCGTCAAACCATGTTCCCTCGTTGTTTTGCACGTGCGATAATTGCCAGCGTCGGATTGATGGCCGTCGGCCTGCGAGTGTCCTTGATTCCGGCCCGTTGCCGGTTCCGCGGCCCTATGTTGAGCTGGCTGCGTAGTTCGTCGATCTGTCGGCCCCAGGCGAGCTTAGTGCGCCCATCTGCTTCGTTTCGCCGCTCGATCATGGCGTCGGCTAGTTCGGCGTACTGGTCAGCGTCCACCTGGCGGATCGCCACGCCCGCGGCGCGGTTTTCGGCGACGAGCTTATTGAAAAGCCTCAGCCGGTCAGACTTGCACCACGTTGGCGGGGTGATCTCCTCTTGGATCGGCTCCGGGATGACGCCGCCGTTTTCAATGGCTCCGCGCCTGGATGTTGGGTCGCGTTGTACCCCTCTAAGGCCCATATTGATAACTCAAAATCGAAAAGTTGGAAAAAACTCGCGCGTGTG